TAAGATCATTTTTTTAAGTCTGATCAAAACATTAAAAATATAGATCTGGAGGATCGAGGGGGCAAAATGGAGAATAAAAGAGAGGGATATATATTATTTGCCTGATCTTATTGATCTGGATCTGCTGATCTTGATCTCCCAGATCTGGGGATCTGAGCCTTACTTCTTCCTTAGTATTTATCTATATTGATCTCTATGTATAGATCTTTAATAATAATCAGTATTTAGGTCGATTTCAGGCTTTGATCAGTTGATCCAGTTGCTTGATCCTCTCCAGATGATCTGATCTTTATGATTCTTCTTTTGTTGATCTATGGATCTATAGATCTAACTTTAACTTTCTTCTGTTTTATGCAGATCTACAGCTTGGAGATCTTTAACTTTCTTCTGTTTAGGATCAGACAATAAAAAGGGGGCATTGAAGCCCCCAGTATTACCTCCTTTGATCTTCAGATCAGATCAGGGATCATTAGATAGCCTATTAATAAAAACGCCCAGATAGACATAGCAATAAAGCCACCCATCACACCCCAAAAAATACCAGATAAACGCTTTTTCATTGTGTTTGATCCTCCTCGATAGTATTCAACAGGTTGTGTTGGTATAAGATCGTTGCGAGGGTTTCGCTGTCTAGCTTGTCGAGAGTGAAGCCATACTCATGAGCCAGAGCCAGAGAGTCCACCAGAGAGGCGTCATTTTCCGAAAGGTATTCAATTGCCCTGCTGTAATAAATAATATCCTGCTCTTGGCAAAATTCAACGGCTTGATCCTCATTATCAAACTTATGGATCTCTCCAGTATATTGATCGTCAACGATAAACATTATAGAACCCTCCTTTTTACGCTTGGGATAAAGCAGTCAATCTCAGCTTCAGGAATTAGGCCTTGATCCATAATTCTTAAATTGCCCTGTTTGTATCTTAATGCATAAAAACAATTATCATAGATCTGGGCATCTCCTCGTTGTGTGCTTATGTATTGATCTCCGTACCTTTGGTATATCCTCGCATCACTATCATAAAAGAATTCAAGCAAGCCGTTGATCCTTTCTCTAGTAGTTACAGTTGGCCAGCCAGCCATAGAGATGGAGAGGCCATTTTCACGCTTGAATGCGATCAGGTTGTCATGTAGGAATACTTTTTCACCATCTGTATAAGTATTCGATATTTTGCAAGGTTTACCCTGATAAAGTGATCTTGCTATTTTTAAAGTTATTTTTCTCATTTGTTTTTGCCTCCATTGTTTAGGTGTTTCATTTCGTTGAATTCTGACAGGCTTAGACTCTCGCCAGAGTTGAAGATCTCATTCAAAAAATCTTTCCTTTGCTTTGTATACTCATCAACAGTTAGTAGTGGATAAGAATCCCCAGTAGTCAACTTGTATTCTTTGCGTTCATGTAGTTTTAGTATATTCATATTTTTTTTTCCTTGTTAGTGATCCAATTGATCACAAAAATATAATACCAGTTTTTTTGATCTGTGATCTGGAAGTGAAAATTTTAACTTCCAAAAAAAACCCCCAGAGTTTGGGGGTTCTTGTTTGATCTTCTAATTGATTACACGCTATCAGGATCTATTCGTTCTTTTAGTGTGTGGATCAGATCCTTATAATTTCGCATTAGTTTATCTTCTCTACTAATGGCAATATCTAAGGCGATTTGATACTGATAATTTAAGTGTGCCTCAACTAGATCTACAAATGTTTCAGGATCAGTCGAGTATCTAAGATCACCAGAATCCCAAAGATCAAATAACATATGAAACATTTTTCCCTCTATGTCATCTTCTAAATACATAGCCATATTAACCTCCTTAATAGTATTCATCACCAAATGGAGTATAACCCTCACTTGATGTATTGTATTCAGAGAGATCTCTTAAGATCTCCCCAAAGTCGTTAAAGTAATTTTTGCCATCATAATAGGCAATAGTGCCTACATAGTCGACACGCTCACATTGTTGATGCAGATATTCGCTATTAACTATCATACGATCGCTCCAGAGGGTTTTCTTTCAACAACTTGATAATTTTCACCATCTACAGTATCAAGAACATTAAACCACCATCCCTCATCATGGTGAAAGCTGTTCATAGCTTCAGCATATTCAGGGAATCCCTTGCTTAACCTTTTGAGATTGTTACCATCAGCTATAGAAAGTGCTTCAGCCAGAGCAGAATCAAATGATCCATGCATCCTGAATTGCCACTCGTATATAAATTTTTCACCTTTTGTTAAATTATGTAAGTTCATATAATTCTCCATTTTTAAAAGTAGCCAAAATTAGCTACGCTTTTATTATGCCATAAAAAAAGGCTCAATTAAGAGCCTTTCTTATTTCTATCTAGCTAGTCAAAATTTTTTCATAATACACCTCCAGTAACTAATGGATCATTGGCTCGTAATGGTGAAACCATAAAGCCATGTAAACACAGCTAATAGTTATTGATATTAACATTACAAAACCTAACAGTCTAAAGATACTTGCTAAGATCTTCAAGCTGTTCCCCTGTCGAAGCTGTTACCAATCTGTCCAAAGATCTCGCCCATTCTTAAAGGCAAGACAATCGTATTATTACAATGATCACAGCATTCATCATCATCTCTATGGGTATCTGGATTATTTCCAAAACCCGTAAAGATCTTCTCACAAAAACAACAAGTCCAGTATTCTTTTCCGTTGTGTTCTGTTCTTCTAGTTTTGACACTTTTCATATAGTTCTCCTAATTATTAAGTACATTATCAATTTCTTTTCTAATCTCAGCTAACGGATGTTTTTCGTCGTTGATCTCACCATAAAATTCATAATCAAATCTACGAATAACATAAATTAAAACAGATCTCATAGCATCATGATCTTTCTCTAACTTTCTAAGATCATCAAATGGTGTGGTTACAGCTTTGATCACTTCTTTACTTTGCATGATCATCTCCTGTATTCATTTGTTCGTTAATGGTTTGAGCCAAACAGCCATAAATAACTAATAGTTCTGTTCGATCAGAAGCATTTTTGATATTTTTGATCTTGTCAAATAAACGATCAAACCCTTTTTCAATACTTTCAAAAGGTGCAAACATTGGCACTTTTTCTGTTTTCATATAATTCTCCAGTAAGTGATCCAGTTGATCACAGATTTATTATAACAAAAAAAAGGCTTGTGAAAGCCCTTTTAATTTTAGATCGGAATTCCGTCATCATCCAGATCTTGATCAGGATCTTCATCCTGTTCTATTTTCCTAACCATCTTAGCGTTCAAGCTAACATGACTAAACATAACCTCATTAACATTAAGTTTAAGCTGTTCAGCCATATATTCTATTGCTTCTAACAATTGTGAATGAGATCTAACTAAGCTAACTAAATCAGGATCAGCCATATTTTCCTCCTCTAATCGTTGTTTATGCATTTGATATTTAGTTCCAAAATAAAACATTATTCAGACCACCTTTCATGTTGCCAATGTTCTTGTTGAACCTCTCTATCCGATTGTTCTTGTAACGATTTACCATAAGGGCTTAAAGGCCTATCTTCCCCTAAACTTTCTAAATCTTCTTCATGTTCTTCTAAATTAATAATTTTTTGTGAGGTAGTGTGAGAGTAATAATATAAAGTCATAAAAATCTCCTAAAATAAATGATCCATAAATGCCTCGTAACAAAATTCACGATCGTCGTTTAAATGTTCTAATTCTTCATCAATTAATTCAGTTCCATCAAACCAATAAGCAGACGATACAAACGAATCACATAAATCAGGCCAATCGCTAGTATCTATATCACAGTCATCGACATCAACTAACCGAGTATTAATTACTTTAACCCTGTGTTTGGTCTTATCTCGCCCTCTAAACTCCCATTTTCTGGTGTATTTTTGGAATACAGTTAAAGGTTTAACAGTAATAGTTTGTCTAGAATCACAAGATTTACATCTAACATCTTTTAACCATTCATCATATGTAAGTTTATAGTTAAAAACATCACCTGTAAATTTATGGTCGCATTTAGTACATTGTAGTTCAGTCATAATCTTAATCCTCGCATTTACATTGGGGTTTCCACCAACCACACTCCTCACAGGCTTCTTCCTCATCTTCATCTTGATCAACATTTCTAATACGCTCTTGAAGTTCACCGATTCTTCTATCATCTTCATCTGATTGTGGATTACATTCTCTTAAAAAGTCATCTAGATCAGTTATTAATGATTTTAAAGATTCAATTTGACTCTCCAACACTTTGTTTTCTTCAAACATTTCTTGTGCCATCATTAGTCATTCCTCCCACAACAACAGCCAATACCACTTTTTAGTGTGCCATCAGGCCAAGCACAATCATCACAAGTAAACTCAGGTGGCTCATACGATAACTCAGCATTTTTTAAATGATTTTCTAATAAATCCCTAATATCATCAAATTTAAAGCTAAAGTCATCATCAACTTCTATGTATTGTAATACTAAGTTTTTAAGTTCAGCTAATTGTTGACTGTGAGTATGGTAAGCCTCTTGTAAAACATCTTTTTCTGTTCCCATTACGCTTTATCCTCTCTTGCTCTAGGATCGTTGCTAAGAACATAATCGCAGAAATGGTTATGGCCTTCCATGTTTCTAAAGTCTAAGATACGAGCCATTTTTAACTCATATGACTCGAATTTGCCTAAATCAGACAAGTAGATAGTAGATGTTTCATGCATCATACTAATTTGATTTTGTAAAAAATTGTTAAGTTTAAGTAAAGTTCTGTAATCTTCAAGATCCATTTCAATTTTTACTTTATCTTCAGTTTTGTAATATTTTACTTTTGTATCATTTTTAGGGTACATATTATTTTCCTTTGCTAGTTATAAAGAGTATGCTATCGCCCTCTAGAGTTAATAGCAATAGCATATTTTTTACAACTTACAAACATATTATATACTTATTTTTTCCTAAATGGTGGTATAATGTAATTTCTTACACACAGGAGAAGAATATGGCAAGAAAACTAGATACAGAAAATGCAAAAAATGTAGCTTGGTCTACATCACCTAAACCTACTATCTGGAAAGCTATGATGCAATTTCGTGGCAAGGTAGATCAGGTAGAAAGAACATCTAAGAACGAATTCCTAAGTTATAAATACGCTAACATTAACAATATAATCGATACGATTAAGCCAGTTTTATATGAATTGGGTATGGGTTATGTTCAAACTGTTCAGTATATTGATGGAATTGATTTATTAAACACTAGAATTTATTTGGTGGATCACCCTGAAGAATTTATTGAGTCTAATATTAGGTTAGTAATGGCTAAAGAGGACAGCCAGTCGCTAGGCAGTTCCATAACTTACAATCGTAGATACGCACTTTGGAGTATGCTTTCTCTTGAAGTTCATGATGATGATGGTGAGAGAGCAACTAGAACTAAAGACAAGACTAAAACCCAGCAATGGGGAGATCACATTAATGAGATTAAGGCTAAGATAGATAAAGCCAAAAAAGGTGGGGATCTTGAAAAAGCCAATACTATATGGGAATGGTTACAGGATCAAACTCATGATGAGGGTGGTAAATTAATAGAAACATCTAGGTATATACCTATGGTTGATTATTATGAACAGGTTTTTAAATAATATGATTTGTGGTGTGGTACTCTTACCGTGATCAATGTAGAACAATCAGTTTTTACCTCCAATTTTTACTGGTTATTCGATGGCTTCATATACCATTTCCTTGCATTTGATTAATTAAGGGCGTTCTTGGGATCGACGATATGATCCCTTTTTTTATTACAAGGAGTAATTATGGAAGATAAAAACAATCCCAATACAGGGAGTTTATTTAAAAGTAAATTTAAAACTAATGATGGATCTGAAGAAGATAATTCTAGAGAAGATTACTATGGCACTTTTAAAGATGAGGCTGGTAAAGTTTGGAAGGTTAAGGCCTACATTAAAAGTAGTCAATATGGTAAATGGCTAAAGTTTTATATTAAAGATCCAGACCAACAACAGCAAGGTGTACCACAACAGCAGGTAGCACCATCTTTTATACCTAAAGAGCATATTGCACAGGAAACTGTTTCACAAGATCCTGAAGATGATATCCCATTCTAATGATGACTAAAATAGAAGATGGTATTGAATACAAAAGAACCGATGGAGGTTACTGGAGTAAACTTTATACATTAGATGATGGTCGTAAAATTACTTCTCATGAATTATCATTAAGAATTGGCTCTAGCGTTGTTTGTGCTAGGGCGAGGCTAAATAATCATTCTGATCCTAAAAAAGTTTTTAGAGTCGTTAGAGATCTAAGTCGAGCAGACAATCCTCTAAAGATAGATACATCACATTGGATAGATGGTAAAAATTGGTATCTTGATCCTTTGGTGAAACTCATGTTAAAATCTACTAATGCCAATACATAAATTAGATACTCACCAGAATGACTTACCCTACTTTATGCTAAGTAGGGAGGTTGTTCAATCAATTGATAACCCTGATGCTTTAGCTATATGGTGCTATCTACAATCAAAGCCCCAAAACTGGGTAGTTCTGGAAGATCAGATCCGATATCATTTTGACATAGGAAGATCTAAATACTTACAGGCCATGAAATGCCTAAGAGAGTTAGGCTTATACAAGGTGATAAGAATAAAAGATGATAAGAACAGGTTTGTAAGTAACGAGTTCCACATATATCCTTTTCCGTACATACGGGATTCCGAACATACGGAAATGCATACCGACATTAAAGAGAAAGAGATACCTAAAGAGAAAGAGAAGGTTTCTCCTGAAGAAAAAGAATTGTTTGAAAAGTTTAGAGTTAAATACTTAGGTAAAAAAAGAGGCTTAGATACAGAATTTACTAATTTTAGAAAAAAGCATAAAGATTGGAAGAAAGTTTTACCAATTCTTGCAGACTTGAAATTAGACTTTAACGAAACAGAGAGAAGATTTATTCCACATTTGCAAACATTTATTAATGGGCGTAATTGGGAAATGATGTTAGAAGGTAAAGAAACACAACAATCCAAACCATATGGTGAGGAATTTAACTGGAGAAATGTATGAGTAAAATGGGAAACTTAAGAATAGAAGCTGAAGAACAGGTTGAATATTTTAGCAAAGCAGATTTTGTTAAAGTATTTGGTAATGGTTCAGACGAAATATGGGATCAACATCATGGCAGTAATGATCCTGAAGATTATAAAATGGAGGAAGTAAATGCAAAACATAACACTACACAGACAATTAAAAAGCAAAAAAGATTCTACTGATTCAGAAAGAGCAGTAATTGGTGGTCTTTTAATAGATCCAACATGCATTGATGAAGTTGCTGGTACTGGATTAATAACTACAGACTTTAACAGTAAAGAATTAGGCCTTTTATATCAGTATATTTTAGATATGCTTGATGAAGATGAAAAGGTTGATCCTTTATCTTTAAGAAATTGGATTGATCGAGATGGTGATCATAGTGGAGAGTGGACAGGATTTCCCTACCTAGCTACTATGATGGAAGAATGCATAGGTATAGAGAACATTGGTGTTTACTCTAACCACATACGCACTTGTCGTATAAACAATGACATAGAGTCTTTAAAGTTTAAGATTGACTACAGTAATTATCAAGATACAGTTACTCAAATACAGTCGCTTGAGTCTGAGTTAATAGATCAAAACCAAGACTCGATGAAAACTATTGTAGGAAAAACAATAGATTACATAGAAGATGTAAATAAATATGGTACTGGTTTATCAAGTGGCTTTGAGTCATTAGATGCCTTAACCAATGGTTTTAGAGAAGGATCACTCAATGTATTAGCTGGTAGACCAGCTATGGGAAAGTCTACATTGGCACTTAATATAGCAAGTCATTTATCTGATACAAAAAATGTGCTTTTTTTCTCACTCGAAATGAGTCAAGTCCAGTTAGCGATGAAAATGATTTCAAGTTATACTGAAATTGCACTTAATACAGTTGAAAAAGGCCATTTAAATTCTAACGATGAACAAAAATGGTATGAGGGATTAGCTAAAGTAGGTAATAAAAACATGACGATTATAGATAAGTCTGGTCTTTCTATGGCGAACATATTTTCTATGTCAAAAAAGCTAAATTCAGAGCGAAAAATTGATATAATACTTATAGATTATTTGCAGATCATGAAATACAACAAAGGTAACGAGGTTTCTGAGTTAGGAAACATTACTAGAGAGTTAAAACACCTCGCTAAACTCCTTGAGATACCCATAATCATACTTTCTCAGTTGAGTAGGGGGGTAGAGAGCCGAGAGAATAAAAGGCCGTTTATGAGCGATTTAAGATCTTCTGGAGAAATTGAACAAGATGCAGATTTAATCATGTTTGTTTATCGAGATGATTATTATCATGATGATTCCCCAGATCGAGGTTTAGCAGAATTGATAGTTGCTAAAAATAGAATGGGGCAATCAGGATTTGTGAAATGTAACTTTGAGGGAAAATATTCTAAATTTTCAGATCAAGAGTTAGATATTTATGGCAAACAGTAAAAGTAAAAAGATCAGAGATTCAGCAAGGGGTGAGGCTTGCACAATGAGAATTCAGGGTTGTATGCCTGATAGAGAAACTGTTGTTCTTGCCCACCTTAACGGTGCTGGTGTAGGCCTAAAAGCACTAGACATACATGGGGCATATCTATGCCTAAACTGTCATGATATATATGATGGTAGGAAAGAAGCACCACCTAACACAGATGTTTCATTAGAGATGTACAGGGCAATTATCGAAACACAAAAAATTTTAGTAGAAAAAGGTTTAATCAAATGAAACAATCTTGGTTAATTTTTATGTTGATACCATTATTTGTTGTTATAATGATGATAAGTGGTTGTGGTAAATTTGAACAACAATTAAGATGTCACCCTATTGCAGAAACTGAATGTACGGGGTGGTTGGGCGATAAGCCTATCATGTTAGAAGAACAGTTATAAGAAATTAGGGTACTCTAATTTATAATACTACAAGTATGGTAAACATTAAGTGCTTACAACTTAGGTTTTTTCTTAATAATTTTTACCTAAGTCTTAATCAGTACCCTAATTTGTTATAACAAGGGGAGAGAAGCAATGGAGAAAGTAATGGAAGTAGTAAACACAATCCTAAAAAATAGATCCTTAACAATTTTTTTAGGTGTGTGTGTTGTAGCGTTATTCTTTGGATGGGTTGGTGGATAACATAAACGACACTATTAAGAACCCCTCACACTATACTCAAGGTAAGATAGAGGCTAAAACATTTATTGTTGACCAAGATATGACATGGGCAATAGGAAATGCAGTCAAGTATCTTGTTAGGTATAGATGGAAACACAAAGGTGAGGGGCGAATTCATGATCTCCGAAAGGCAGTCGAAAATATTGAAATTGAAATAGATAAACTGTTAGCACAGGATATGGTAGAATGAGTGCATACAGGGTTATTCATAGAAAAGAGCCTAAACAAGAAATATTTAAGGCTTTAGTAAATGAATTTTTTAATTTAAACCCTGATTGTGATGTAGCTACAGTATCAATTAAACAAGACCAGCCTACAAGAACACAATTTCAAAATAATATCTATCATTTATGGGTTGATATTTTAAGAAAAGAGCAAGGTGAAGAAAGCAAAAAAGAATTTAAAAAAGATCTTGCTGAAAGATTTCTAGGAGATAGAGAAAAATCAAGTAAAGAATTAACTATCCCTGAATTTGTTCAATACTTAAAAGATATTGATAACTACTTCGCTAGAGAATGGGGCATTATGTTGCCTCGTAATGAAGATTATCATAAGACAATGAGTAATGAGCATAAGGCATAAACAATTAAGATTTGATAAACTAGATTCAATATCAGAAAATTTAAGGCATGCTAGAGAGTTAGCAAGAGAAGAAGATACACCAAGAGATATAGAGATCAGACTTCTTTTAGCTTTAGCAATATCTGATCTTGATAACCTAAGAGGCGAAAACTATGAGGATTACATTTGAAGTTGATCCTTGTCCAGCCTCTAGACCAAGAGTAACTCGCTGGTCTACATACTACCCTAAGAGGTATACTAAATTCAAAACCGATATGAAAGCACTAACAAGTGAGATGGAAACAACTCCCTCTGAAAAACTGTTAAGTGTTCATGTTGATTTTTATATCAGGATGCCTAAATCTTGGTCAAAGAAAAAAACGGAGAAATTAGCTAACACCTATTGCAGTAACAATTCAGATATTGACAATTATATTAAAGCGATTTTAGATGCTTTAAATGGTGTTTTATTTATTGATGATAGACAGGTAGTAGAAATATTTGCTAGAAAAATTTATAGTAAACATTCTTATATGGTTTATAAACATGAGGAGATCTATGGAAATGACGAGGTTAGAGCTATGTGATGCATTAGCAACAGATTATGCAAAAAGGGCAAAAGTATTAAGCCTAAAGTTTGATGAGGCTTATAATAAATATTTTAAAAGATGTGAAGTAAGAAGTTACGAAATTTTGTTGCAACAATTTACTATTGGAAACCTCGCTAATCCTAAAAAGATTAAACCTAAATTAAGAAGTAATGAATACATAATATCAGCATCAGATGATGATTGTGAGGATGGTGTATGCAAACTATAAATGAGAAAGAAGAAGAAAGACATCCTCCTAGACCACCCATGTCACCATTTAGTTAACGATATTCCATGTCTAATGGTCGCATATCCCAATAAAGTTTATAATCTTGTGTGTATTCCTCCATAGGATCATAATCATCTCTAGTATAGGTTATGCCATTTTCCACATAACTTGCTTTGTTGTCATAATCTTCTATGCGAGGTGCATTGGCATGGCCTTGCTTATCTATCCAAAACTGCTCATAATCCGCAATGTCTTGATCTAATTTTTCTAAGCGATCGGGAAGAAAATATGATCCTACTAATACGCCAGTTGTAGTAATTGGATTTGCTTTGTAAAATTTACCAGTTTCTCTTAATACAGATCCAACTTTTTTTCCAAAAGTATCTTGACTGTTTAAGCCAAACATTCCTCTACCAATATCTTTTAAAAATTCCATTACAAACTTATCCTTTTATATGGTTTAACATCTTTTGGTTTTTCTACTTTAATAGGATCGTATGATTTAGTTTTTGGATTATAAATTAAACTTGGTTCTTTAACCCACGCTGGTTTATTGCCATACAATTTTATAGCTTCATCATAACCTTTTTTAGTTTGCCAATGTTGTGCTTTTGTATCAACGCTCCAGTTACCACCATCATCTTGTTTATATCCTCGTTTTTCTTGTTTTTCAGGTGTCTTGTAACCCTTTAAACCTCTGCCTTTGTCTTTAGGTTTTGCAAGTGCTTCTTTAGTTAGATCTTCTGCAACATTTTTACTAATGTTTTCTTTTTTAGAAGGTACTGGCTTACGAGTTTCTGTTGAAATTTCTTTTTTTGGTTCTTTAGTAAGCATGCCTTCTTTTTTATCTACATTTAATCCTTTTAACATGTTTTGGATTTCTTTTTTTATTAACTCTCCAATCCTAGCAGCTTCATGAACCTCATCATCAGTCATTTCTTTTTTCTTTTTGGGGGCTTCCATACTTTGGGGAATAGCCTCTAAAGCTAACATTCTTTCAGAGATTGGTATAGGTGTACCATCAACAGTAAATTCTTGTTCGTCAACCCACTCTATCTCAGAGTCTGGCATTTTTGTAGTTAACATTCCAGATAACAATTTTTTAATTTTTGGATCTAACTGTGCCATATATCTCCTATTTCATCAGCATTTTTTGTGCTTTTTTGTCATCTCTACCACGCAATTCTTCTTGTGTTTTTATTACAGGTATTGTAACTAACATATTGTTTAAATCATCTTGCAATTGTTGTATACCACCTTGATCAAAACCAAATTTATCTTGCAGCTTTGCAGCCGTTTTAGTTGGTATTCTTCCATTATTGTTAAGAATGTCAGCCATTGCTTTTTGAAATTGTGGATCGCCAACTAAATTTCTCCAGACTTGTAGACCACCCATAGTAGCTAATGTTGATCCACCAGCTAAAATTTTACCTAATCCACCACCACCACCTGCTACCATACCTGCTTCCATAGCTAAATTAGCAAATGTCATATTAACAATTACAGATTGAGAATGTTTTTTCTTAACTTTGTTTTTTAAGAAATCGTCAAGTGATTGTATTTTAGATAAACTATCGTCAAATTCAGGATATAAATGCTTCATAAATTCAAAACCATCTTCTCTATCTAAAACTTTACCAAGCATAACTAAACCACTAGATCTAGCATCATCACTACCCATATCCTCAATTAAATTTTGACCAAATCTTGATTTTATAATTTCTCTTATTGGCTCATAAGAATTTACATCAGATTTTAATTTTTCACTAGCCAAACTTGAAACTGCTTGATCTCTTTGTTTGCCTTGTAATTTAGATATTTCTGCTAATTCAGGAAACTCGTCAAAGTTACCATCTATTAACTGTGCCATCATGCGTTTTTCTAATATAGGCACATTGTTTTTTTGATTAAGTGCATTAACAACTCTATTAGTACGATAATCTATAGAATTTAATGTATTTTCAAATTGTTGTAATAATGGAAACGAATTTTTAGTATCAATAATATCTTCTAATAAATCCCGAACTAATATATCAGTTTCTTGATCTAAGCCTTGTGCTAATTTTTCACTAGGATCAAACTGTCCAGAAGCATTTCTTTTTGTTCTATTGTAAGTAGCTTCTTTTTGTTTTGCAAATATTGCTGCAAATTTTTGCCCTATAGTAGTTTTTTCTAATACAATTTTAAAATCTTCAGTTGATTTAAGTAATGAATCATAAAGCTGTTTATCACCTTTAGTGCCAAGTTGATTCCTTTGTGTTTTAGCTATAATATCTCTAATTTCTTTTAATCCTGTATGACTTGCATTTTGTACAACCTCACCACGCAATGCATTTTGTTGCTCAAAATATAACACAGATCTTAAATTTTTAAATGTTTCACTAATATCTTTAGAAGGTACTTCTAATCCTTCTGTGTTTGTAGTTTTAGCTTGTAAATGCTCTGGTTTTGGTTTTGGGGGCATTTCTAACTTTTCAGGTTTAATTGGATTTTGTAAATTTTTTTGCAATACAATTGGTTTTGCCATATTATCTGCATATTCTTCTACTAATCTTCTATATTCCATTGTATTTTGTGAATTTTTAAGACCAATTTCTGAAGCAGATTGTTTCCATTTTGCCATTGCATCATCAGATACCTTAGGATTAAGTAAATCTATAAGATCTTGTATTTGCCTATTATTAGTAAATGCTTTATCCCAATCAGCATTATTTTTTTGTCCATCAATAATTTTTTGTATAGCATCCATCATTCCTTTACTGTCTAGATCTGTCATATCTCTATAGACTAATGACTCATAACCATTTTTTACAGCTTGGTTCATTGGATTTACAACATGATCATTAAGGCCTTGTTGGAATTCTCTAACAGCATTTTTGGAAGATCTACCAATCATGTTATCTCTTAGATCCGACATAACGCCTAACATTGCACTTGTTTTGCCTTTTAATGTACCACGGCTATCATCTACCATGTTTTTACCATAACCTGCTAATTGAGGGTGTCTGCCTGCTCTAGTGATGTTTCCTACAAGAGATGCCATGTTTTTAGATAATATAGGTATTTGAAAATTTTGTATGCTTGTGTTGTTTGCTAATTTTTCTCCAACTTTATCACTTACATATTTACCACCTAAACCAAACAATGCAATAGCTGGAGGTAATGCAGCACCAAGAGCAGTAGATAAACCTAACTCAGCTTTACTAAATTCATTTTTCATTCCTAAATCTATTTCAATATTTTGTATATTTGTGTTTTGTGCACCACTATACATACCAGTATAACTTGAAGCACCAATACTAGCAGCTATACGATCTGATATTTTTTTCTGAAATAATTTTTTCGCAGCTAATTTACCTAATGTAGATCCAGCTTGTATTGCTTTTGTGCTAAATAATGCCCAACTTAATGGATCAGCAGCAGTACTTACAACTAAATCTTTTAATTGTCTAGAAAATGCTCTAGATCCATCACCTGTCCACGCAGTTTGTTGAAACTGTGTATAGGCATTACGAACAGCATTTAATTGTTCTTTGTCAAAATCATCATAAAACATATTATCAGATACTAATTCTGCACCTGTCCATCCAACATTAAACTCCATAAAATTAAATTTTTTAAAAGTTTCTTCTACAAGATCTTTTGGCAATCCTGTATAGTCGTGTCCATGTTCAGCTTTGTACATCATCTGAGCATTACGCAAAAAATTAGAATCTACTTTTAATTCGTCATATGTAGTTTTTAATTGATTATCTAAAATCTTTTTTATAGAAAACAATTTTTTTCTTTCTTCAATACCACTACGAGTATTACCTTCAGAGTCTACCCAAGCCTCACTATCCCAATTAGGATCATTTATACCTTGATAGTCTTTCATTATAAAATTAATAGATTTTTGAGCATTTTTTCTATCTTGTGCTCTTTCTTCAATTTTTGCTCTAGACATATCAGGCTTTGGAGTTAAAGCCTCTGCAATCCCAGTTTTTAACTCATCAAAACCAGCAAATGCTAATTCCATCATTTGACTCATTAGATTCTCCTATTCCTTTGGCATATATTTACCCATCAAATTATCGAGCAATAAATCATTTTCTGCAAAACTTTGATAGTCAGCATTAAACTCTTGATCCGCAGGATAATTTAATAATTCATCCATTGTTACTTTGATAGCCTCTGAAATTGGCTGTACTGCTACTTCACCTTCTTTTAATGGGTAAAAATCAGATTGGCCTCTATTACGATACCTATCTTTTTCATTACCATATTCTAATGGTGATGGCATTTTTCCAGTATCGGTTTTGTAATTAGTTGCCCATTGCCTCATGTGTCTATTAATATCTAAAATGCGATTATGCAATATTTGAGATGTTTTAAGAATAACTAAGTTTGCTTCTTCACTCTTATTCATTTGAGCACCAGCAGCTTCTACGAAATCGATATCTTTATCAGATGCAGCACCCTTTAAGAATGTTAATCTTTCTAATGCTGCTCTTTTCATAAAGGTTCTTAATATATCTTGTGAAGCTACTTGTGGATTACTTATACCAATGCCTTCTAAGAAAGAACCATAGGCATCTTTAAAGTCTTGACCAAATCCAGTTCTTGCACCTTCTTCTAATAAATTAACCATTGCGTTTAGGTTTCTTAATTCATCATTAGAAGTTTTTGCTTCTTGAGCATCGGCTGTTATTAACGCTGTTGTGTTTTTAAAGTTTTCTTCATTTTCCATTATCTGTAATGCTTCTAACTCACCTGCTCTTTTGTATTCTCTAGAAGCTATTTGTGCTTCTACATTAGTGTAATTTCTGCCATTAGGGTATTGTTCTTCATATAACTCTCCAGCCTCTTTTGTTCTTGGATCTATTTTTAATGTAGCAGGATTAGTTTGTTGCATTAAAACTACAGGATCAAACGCTTTTGCATTTCCAAGTCTTTTAATTTCAGCATCATATTTATCTGAAACTAATCCTACTTGGGCAGCAAACATTTTTTTATATTCGGGTGTTCCTTTAACTAAACTAGAATATTGCTCACCCATTATTGTTTCAGCAGTTGCCTCATGTATAGGTGTTAATGGATTTGACTCTACTTCATCTTCTGCTTCAGGTTTATAAAGAGGAACAGTTGCTATTAATTCTCCCCTTTCGCCACTAGCAGTTACTTTATAAGTGTTTTTAACAAGTGATCCATTTTCTGCTGTTTCTTCAAGAGTTACTTTATTAAAACTGCTA